AAGGGCTGATGAGCCCGGTGGCGGACTTGCGGTTTTTGTCGCTGGCGCTGTTGTTTCGGGAAATATCTTGGCAATGCTATGGATTGCGAGGAACAACGGGTGACAAGAGAAGAGCAAACTTTTCAAGAGGCATTTAGGGAGATTTACGGCGAGGCCTTTGCGTTGCTTGTTTCTAGACAAGCAAAGTATGGCAATCTGAACATTGAACAGCTAGGATTGTATGGGGTCCTTAGCAGGGTTGCCAACGACAAGATGTCTCGAGTCATGAAGAGTTTGAATGGCAAGATTGTCGATGGGAAAGTCCTGCTTGACCCAATAAAAGAGGAGCATGTTGACGAGGTCTTGGAAGATGCTCTTCTAGACATTGCCAACTACGCCCTCATTGCCATTGCCCTAAAGCGTGGCGTCTGGGGAAAGAAGTTTGACGAAAAAGACACAAAGCTGGTGAAGTGATGAGTAAGAAAGACCGATACGAAGTCGTTCACATTGGGCTCCACGGGGCTGAGTGGATTGCTATTATTTGGGACCGTAGGGATAAGCGGGTAGTTGGAAGCGCTGTCAGCAAAAGCCTAGACGAGGTTGTTTCGGCGGCTGTCGACCTTATTGCTGCTTTGTAGATGTACTCCCAAAACAACGAAGAAGAAGTAATCCTTAAATTCTTCGGGGAAAAGACCGGATCGTTTCTTGACATTGGGGCATACGACGGCGTCTCTATTAGCAATACAAGGGCCCTTGCCGAGCGCGGGTGGTCTGGCGCTTTGGTTGAGGGGTCGTCTTTTTCTTTTCAGAAGCTTTTCCATCTTTATGGCGGGAATGAAAAATTTACCCTAATTAATGCGATGATTGACCCGCTGGGCGATAGCGCCGGGAAGATTGTCAAAATGTGGGAGGCGCCCAATTGCGCCGTTACAACCATCAATCCTCAGAACTTTGACAAGTGGAAAGAGGATGTTGTGATGCACAGCGACGGCGGGGCAAGGTTCTCTGAAATCTTTGTTGCCCCAACCCCACTATCCTCTCTTTTAGCCTTACTCAGGGAGCACGGTAAAGGATTTGATTTTGTCTCTATTGACATTGAGGGCGGATCAGCAGACATAGCTATGCTGTACGACCCGGACGAGTTTGGAACGTCTTTGCTGTGCATTGAGCACGACGACAGAGACCAGGAAATTCTTGACAGGTATACAAGGCTTGGCTTTGCTCAGCTGCTTAAAAACGACGAAAATATCATCCTTTCCAGGTAGGCGCAGCACAGGCAACCCTGGAAAAAACAAAGGCGCTTGCTACCATTTGGCAATGGACGAGTTTGAAAGATACCTCACTTGGTCAAAAGCAAGCGAAGAGTCGGTTGGCGACTTTTACGCGTCTTCCCTCAAGACGTTCACAAAGAAGTTTTCTGGAAAAACCGAAGAGGAGCAGGCAAGTGAAATTGTCGCCCACATCTTCCGCGTTCTGGGGGGCATTATTTCAGTCTACGGGGCCGAGGGTGAAGAGGACAACATTGCCGTAAAGTGCCAGCCGCCACGGGAGACTGGTGGAATTTGGACCTTTGATGTAAGATTCTCAATCAACGGCAAGAACTCTCAGGTTTTGGCTGCCGCAAGAGACATCAAGGAAATTGCTGAAAGTTTAAACAAGGAGATCAATGTCATCCTCCGATCAGACCCAGAAATTAGCCGCTAAGCGCATCATCTCCAGGCTGTCCGGGGCAATCTCTGCCGCCTTTAGCGAGCAGGCCGGTGACAAGTTTCCTGGAAAAGTTGATTCAGTATCACGCTTGTCATACGTGCTTGGCCTGCGCCGGGCGCTTGAGATCGTTATGGAAGAAATTGATCTCAAGGATTCCAAGCCAAAAAAGAGTTGATTCAAGCCAGTTTAGCTTGATATTTCGCCAATTAGAGAGCCACTTTTATGGGGAAAAACCACCATTACCCGCGCATTGACAATTGTCCTGCCATGGATGTATCATCTACCCAGATACATGAACGTATCATCTTGAAGGAGGTTTGAGCGTGAATAGCAGTAAGAAGACTAGGAAGCAGCTGGTGCTAGAAGTGTTCCAGAAAAACCTCAATGTATGGATTGACGGAAGCGTGCTCATGCAGCCAGACTGCGGTGGTGGCCGCTTTGGGGCAAGGATTGAGGAGCTTCGCAAGGACGGGCATATCGTGGAGGCCCGCCCGCACCCCGATCCAAAGCGCGATATTTGGCAATACAGGATTTGCGACAAGGCGCTGCCGACTGGATTTTGGGAGTGCTCTGGATGTGGCGTTAGGCTTCAGGAGAAGCCGGGAGACGGGTCAAGGGCAAGCGTTGTCGACACAATGATTATTGCCTCTTGCTGGAAGTGCAAGAAGCAGTCGACTGTTTGGCAGTTCCGAAAGAGTTAGCGCTTTGCAGAGGTGAAGTAGAATCCAACCGTTCCTACGTCTGCCGCATAGACCAGAGCGTCAACAAGGTCATCGTGTTCGCTGTTTGGGAAGGACATCATTTCCGACTCAAGTTGGCGAATCCCTGGGCCGTTCTTAAGGTGGAAAACCTTTCCAGCCTCGTATCTGGCAGCAAGTGACCTTGATCGGAATACCTTGTCTCTTTCGGGGCGAACCGCTCTGGCTGGAAGCCTGGTCTCGTTGACCAATTCCCGGACAAAGGTTGATTGGTACTGAACCGCCTCGATGTTGACTTCGGTAAACTTCCTTGGCTCATCGCCCCAGGTATCTCGCTGCCCCCTAAGACCAACAAACTTGGCTGGCCAAAGGAGTTTTGGGCTTGAAGCGTCGTCAATGATGGAGCCGTCTCGATCGACGCCAGTGAGCCACTTCTGATGGCCTTGCTGGATTCTGGTCCTGTAGGCGCCAACAACGTAGAGGTTATGATCATCGTCTTCAACCACCTCAACGGCGGCGGTGTAGTCCGAGCGTTCTTTTTCTGAGGCAGCAAGGTCAACGCCAATTCTTCTTGCTCCTGGTGGAATTTGATCAACGTATTGGAAGAACTCATAGCGGAAAATGTTGCCACCCATGGAGGTAACGTCGTTTTGATATTGCAGGTTAAAGATCGGAGTGCCAAGCTCCTCTCGCTTCCTCTCCAGGTCTTCAACGGTGTACATGTCTGGCCACAGGGGCCCGGCGTCTTCCAGAGACCTTCTAAGGTAGGTTGGAATTCCCTTGCTTGTTAGTTCTGCGTAAAAGTCGTCTTCATGCCATCTGGTCCCGATGTACCATCTCGTTGCTCCCGGAACAAGCATTGGGTCAATAACCTGCCAGTAGGTTTCGCTTGCTTTTTGGCGTTGGGTGGGAGTTGCGTTTTCCTTGAGACCAACAATGTCGTCTGCAATAAGCAAGTCAAGACGCGGGCCCGGCTTAATTGAAGTTAGCCCGTCAGCAAAGCACGTCGCATCTTTCCCAAGGTTGACACCCTTAATCGTCCACACTTCGTCAGTCCACTTTCCCCCGGCAACACCACCCCTTGCCCACGGGAAAACCTCTGCAAACTTTGCAGATTCAACAATAGTTTTAATTGCCCTAGATCGGGCAAGGGCATCTGAAAGCACAGATGTAACAATGCCAATGCGAATCTTCCCTTGGGTTACCCCAACAAGTCGCGCAGCGCGATGAATGAGCTGGGTAGTTTTTGCGTGACCGCGTGGCATAAGCACCAAGGCTCGGGGGTTTCCCGTCAGGAAGTTCTCCATCTCGCGAAGATGGCGCGGGAAAACAAGACCGCTGACATACTCAGCAAACGCCGCGTCGTCAGTTGCGGCGCGGTCCCGAAGCCAAGAGCGGTACTGCTCGTTACTCGGCGGCGGTGGTATCTTCGATTTGCTTTGCTTCGTCGTGCTCTGCAATCTTTGATGCCTCCTCTAGCTGCTTGGACCATATTGCCAATCGCCCGGAAAGCTCTCCAGCCGTAAGCGTGTCAATTTCATGTGGTGTTTTAGAAATTTCAATAGCCCCGCCGTCAACGCCACTAACCTCCTGGCGAACAGGGGCATAAGCGCCAGTAAGCTTGGCGACTTTATCTAATATTTCAATTTGCACTTTAAGGTACTGAATTTCCATTGCCGATCCGCGAGCCTTTGAGGCGCCAACGGCGGCTTGCTGCCCGATCATGCGAGCTCGCTGCACAAGCTCTGCCCTGGTAAGGATTTGATCCGGCTGATCCTCTGCCCACTTCTTTCTGATGGCACGAATGTGCTCTCGCACGGTATGGACCGAAAGGTCAGTTGCCTTGGAGATTTGGGCCGTGGGCACGCCATTAAGGAGCAGTTGCGTAATCTGCTCCCGCAATGCGTCGATCTGTGCTTGTGGCTTTCGCCCTGGCTTACCCATATTTGTATATTACACTATACCCAACGTAAAACCACACAGCATTGACTTTGCTGCAAATCTAAAGGACAATCCGGCTATGCCTGCAAGTATTTACGACATTATCTGCGAACAGGGTGCAACGCTTGTCCGGGTGGTTACGTATAACGATTCTGCTGGTAGTCCAGTAAATTTGACCACGTACACAGCCCGAATGAAGGTGCGCTCTTCTCGGGGCGCGCCTGGGGTCCAGCTTGCCCTTGCAAGTGGTGGGTCTGGGATTGCACTTGCGTCTAATGGGGAAATTGAAATTACTGTCCCGGCAGCAACAACGGCAATAATCCCCTCTGGAAAATACCGATATGACCTTGAAGTGGTTTCTTCTTCTGGAATTGTTACAAGAGTTATTGAAGGTGATTTTACGGTAAGCGGCGAGGTTACCAGGTGACAGACGACTACAATGTAATTATTACCGAGGAAGATGGCAGCGTTGCCGTTCAGGACACCTCATTAAACATAACTACAACGTCACTAATCTCTCTTGTTGGCGGATCAACATACGTACACACCCAATCCTCTCCGGCCGCAACGTGGACAATTAGCCACAATCTTGGCCGAAGACCCAGTGTCACGGTCGTAGATTCCGCAGGTAGCGTGGTTATTGGAGAAGTGACTTATTTGAGCGATAATAGCCTTCGAGTTGAGTTTTCCGCTGGATTTAGCGGTCAGGCATATTTAAACTAGGAGATAAAAATGGCAGTAAAATTCCTGGCAGGTGTTGATCTTCAGAAAAATGAACTTCTTAATGCTGCTATTCAAAATCTTGCCACCGACCCGTCGAGTCCGGTGCAGGGGCAAATTTACTACAACACCGCCTCTGATGTAATTAAAGTTTACGACGGTTCGGCCTGGGTAACGCTCTCAACTGGCGCAGGAACCGTTACTTCAGTTGGTGCCTCTACGCCGCTTTCCTCCACCGGCGGGAGCACGCCAACCATCAGCATTCAGGACGGCACAACCTCGCAGAAGGGAGCTGTTCAGCTAGAGAATTCAACTTCTAGCACTTCAACAACCACTGCTGCTGTTCCTGCTTCCGTAAAGGCTGCTTATGACCTTGCTAACGGTAAGGCAAATCCTTCGGATACCACCTTTGTTGGTACGACCAGCGTTGCGCTAAACCGCTCGTCTGCGAACCTTGCCCTCACCGGCATCTCCAGCGTCGCGCTTCCAGGTTCGTCCTCAGGCACGACCACCCTTCAGCCAGCCGCAGCGGCGGGCGGAACGGTTACCCTTCCAGCCTCTACAGGTACGCTTGCGCTTACCTCGGACATTCCATCGCTTTCGGGCTATGTAACGGAAAGCGGCACGCAGACTCTTACCAATAAGACACTTACATCGCCAGTCATTGACGGCAATGGTCTTGTTTTTGAAGGACCAACGGCTGACGACTATGAGACAACCCTTGCAGTTACAGACCCAACAGCAGACCGATCTATCGCATTGCCAAACGCAAGCGGTACGGTTGCGCTTACAAACCAGAAGATAAGCGACTTTGCGGCGACAAGTTCTGCTGAACTTGCTGGGCTTATCTCTGACGAGACAGGCACTGGTGCGCTGGTCTTCGCCAATAGCCCAACGCTGGTGACCCCGGCGCTTGGAACTCCGTCAAGCGCAACGCTTACAAACGCAACCGACTTGCCAATTAGCACCGGTGTTTCTGGTCTTGGGGCTGGCGTTGCAACCTTCCTAGCCACGCCGTCATCGGCTAACCTTATCAGCGCCGTAACTGACGAGACGGGCACGGGCGCCCTGGTATTCGCCAACACGCCAACCCTCGTTACGCCAAACATTGGCGCAGCAACGGGTACAAGCCTTGTGCTTTCTGGCGACCTGACAGTCAACGGAACGACGACAACGATCAACTCAGTTACCGTCACTGTTGACGACAAGAACATTGAACTTGGTTCTGTTGCAAGCCCAACGGATGCTGGCGCTGACGGCGGCGGTATTACCCTTAGGGGCGCCACTGACAAGACGCTTAACTGGATTGATGCGACCGACGCATGGACTTCGTCTGAGCATTTTAATCTTCTTACTGGCAAGAAGTTCTATATTGCGGGAACTGAAGTTCTTAGCGGAACCACCCTTGGATCAGGCGTTACCGGATCAAGCCTTACATCGGTTGGCACAATCGTTACCGGCGTATGGAACGGCACCGCAATTGCCATTGCAAACGGCGGTACTGGCGCAACTGACGCCGGCGCTGCACGAACAGCCCTTGGCCTTGCAATCGGCACGAATGTCCAGG